GCGGCGGAGCGCACCAAGTGGAACGGCAAGCAGGACAAGCTGACCTTCGACACAGCCCCGACGGCGAACAGCACGAACCCCGTGACCAGCGGCGGCGTGAAGACGGAGCTGGACAAGAAAGCCAACGCAACGAGCCTCGGCGCACACACCGGCAACACGGACAACCCGCATCAGGTGACGGCGGCACAGGCGGGCGCAGACCCGACGGGGACGGCGGCAAGCGCGGTATCGGCGCATAACAGCTCCAGTACGGCGCACAGCGACATCCGTACCGCACTTGCAGGGAAAGAGACAGCAGGCGCTGCGGCAGCCGTGCAGGGCAACCTCGACGATCACGAGGGCAACACCACCGCGCACATCACGGCGGCAGAGCGGACGGGCTGGAACGGCAAGAGCGGGAAGGCACTTTCCTTCACGGTGACACTGACGGCGGCGGGATGGAGCGGCAACGCGCAGACTGTGAGCAACAGCAAGTTCGTCACGAGCGGGTACGCCTACACGGTATGCCCTGCGGGAGACAGCTTCGCAGGCTACGCAGAGGCGGTGATCTACGCCGACGATGTGACCACGGCGGGAAAGATGACCTTCCACTGCAATGAAGCACCCACGGCCGATCTGACCGTGAACATTCTGAGAACGGAGGCAACGGCATGAGTTTGGTATTCAACATGGTGGGCGGCGGAGGCGGCGGCATCAAGCTGACCGGAATCGCCATCACAACACCGCCTACAAAGACCACCTACACGCAGGGCGAGACCTTTGACCCGGCGGGCATGGTGGTGACTGCGACCTACAGCAACGGCGCGACGCTGAAATGCACGGGCTATAGCTACGAGCCGAATACACCGCTGGCGGACGGCACAACGAAGGTGACCATCCGCTACACAGAGGGCGGCGTGACGAAGACGGCGGAGCAGACCATCACGGTCATCCACCGGCTGACGAAGATCGAGATCACGGCGCAGCCGACGAAGAAGGTCTATGAGTATGGCGACAGCTTCCAGAGCGCGGGCATGGTGGTGAAGGCCACATACTCCGACGGAGCCACCGCCAATGTGACGGGCTACAGCTGCAGCCCCGCGACGCTTAATACCGTGGGCACGCAGACGATCACGGTGAGCTACACGGAGCGGAACGTGACCAAGACGGCCACCACCAGCGTGACGGTGAACCGGAAGACGATCTCCACGGTGCCGAGCCAGAGCGGGAGCCTGACCTACAACGGCGGCAGCCAGTCCCCCACATGGAACAACTACAACACGGCACAGCTGACCATCGGCGGCACGACCACGGGCACCAACGCAGGGAGTTACACGGCAACCTTCACGCCGAAGAGCAACTACCGCTGGGCGGACGGCACGACGACGGCGAAGAGCGTGAGCTGGAGTATCGGGAAGGCGGCGGGCAGCCTCTCCATCTCCCCCGCCAGCATGACGCTGGACACCACGACGAAGAGCAAGACCATCGCGGTGACGCGCAGCGGCGACGGCACGATCAGCGCCGTGAGCAGCAACACAGCGGCGGCGACGGTGAGCGTATCGGGCAACACGGTGACGGTGACGGGAAAGGCCAACGGCAGCGCGACGATCATCATCAGCGTGGCGGCGGGAACGAACTACACCGCACCGGCGAACAAGACCTGCGCGGTGACGGTGAGCTTCCTGAAGGACAACTTCGCGGACAACGACTGGGCTTCCATCATCGCGGCGTGCCATTCGGGCAGCGTGCCGAGCACATGGGTGGTGGGCAACAGCAAGACGATGACCATCAATGGCGCGAGCTATCAGGTAGACATCATCGGCAAGAACCACGACACCTACGCATCCGGCGGGAAGGCACCGCTGACCTTCCAGCTGCACGACTGCTACGGCGAGACCAAGAACATGAACAGCTCCAACACCAACAGCGGCGGCTGGACGAGCTGCGCCATGCGAAGCACACACCTGCCTGCCATTCTGGCGCTGATGCCGACGGAGGTACAGAACGGCATCCGGGAGGTGAACAAGCTGACCTCGGCGGGCAGTCAGAGCGCCACCATCAACACCACGGCGGACAAGCTGTTTCTGCTGAGCGAGATCGAGATTTTCGGCAGCGTCAGCTATTCCAAGAGCGGCGAGGGCACGCAGTATGACTACTACAAGGCGGGCAACAGCAAGGTGAAGAAGTTCAACGGCAGCGCGGACAGCTGGTGGGGGCGCTCTCCGTATGGCAGCAACTCCACGCATTTCTGCTTTGTCGCCAGCAGCGGCAACGCCGCCTACGACGGCGCGAGCGGTGCGTTTGGCGTGGCCTTCGGCTTCTGCTTTTAATCCAGCATCTAAGGCAATCCCGCAGCCTGTGTGCTGCGGGATGGAAGGGAGAGAACCATGTCGGTCTACAAATCCAAACGAGGCGAGAGCAGCGTGCAGTTCATCGAAACGGCAAGGCAGCTGGAGGCACACACCTTTGCGTGCTGCATGAAGGCACCGAAGCGGTACGAGCGATTTCTGACGGGACGCATCATGGAGCTGAGCAGCGAGGTGCATGACCGGGTACGGGCGGCGAACAACATCTGGCCGACGAACCGGCACGAGGCGCAGCTGCGCAGGGACGAGCTGATGCGAGCGAACAACGCGCTGCAGAACCTCAGCCCGAAGCTGCAGCTGCTGTATGACAGCATTTTGCAGAACCCGGAGGGCTACGGGTGGATTCACAAGGCGATGCAGCGCTGGGGCGACCTCATCTGCGAGGAAGCGAAGCTCATCGCGGCGGTGAAGAAGAACGACCGGCAGCGGTACAAAGACCTTCCGGAATGAAGAACATGGGTCAAGCTCTGTATTTGTTGCACTTGCGGCAGCGCGAACAACTGGTGGGAGCGCTCTCCGAATGGCAGCAACTCCACGAATTTCTGCAATGTCAACAGCAACGGCAACGCCAACTACAACAACGCGAGCAATGCGAATGGCGTGGCCTTCGGATTCTGCAAGAGATGGGTCAGGACAGTAACCGGCAGCGGCGAAGCAGCACCCTTGCAGAAGGAGAGCTTGTTCCCGGCATAGCCAAAACAATCCTCTGATGCAGTCAGCCGGACGCTGCTTGCATGGCGGGCGAATGTGCGGACAGCCCGTTCCATGGCTGGTACTGCCACGCGGATAGAACACGCACCCAAGAATAATTCCGTACAGGGGATGCCCTAACGGGCGAGGAGAATTATGACGAGCGAAGAGAGACACGAGGCACGGTACAGGAGAAGAAAAGCGGAACGCCAGCGGCGAAGAGATGCACGCAGCGAGGCGTGCGGGAGCTTTGAGCAGGTGTTCAGCTACGAGCACCTGTACCGGGCGGGACGGGAATGCTGCAAGGGCGTGGGCTGGAAATGCTCCACGCAGCGGTATCTTGGCAACTTTACCGCCAACATCGCCCGGACGCACCGGGAGCTGATGGACGGCACATGGAAGACCAAGGGATTTTTCGCCTTCGACCTGATGGAACGGGGAAAGCTGCGGCACATCCGCAGCGTGCACATTGCGGAGCGGGTGGTGCAGCGCTGCCTGTGCGACAACGCGCTGGTGCCGCTGTTTTCGGCAGCATTTGTTTACGACAACGCGGCGAGCCTGAAGGGCAAGGGCATCGACTTTGCCATGGATAGGCTGACCTGCCACCTGCAGCGGTACTACCGAAAGCACGGGACGGACGGCTGGGCACTGGTATTCGACTTTTCGGACTACTTCAACTCCGCGCCGCACGCGCCGATCTACGCAGAGAGCGAGCGGCGCATCCGGGACGAGCGGGTGCGAAAGCTGGCGTGCGGCCTGATGGAGGACTTTGGCGAGCGGGGCTTCGGCCTCGGCAGTCAGGTGAGCCAGATCGACGCGCTGATGCTGCCAAACCGGCTTGACCACTTCATCAAGGAGCAACTGCACATCGAGGGCTACGGCAGATATATGGACGACGGCTATCTCATCCACGAGAGCCGGGACTACCTGCAGGAATGCCTGAAGCAAATCCGAGCGGTATGCGCAGACCTCGGCATCCGGATGAACGAGAAGAAGACGCGCATTGTAAAGCTGCAGGATCTGCATTTCCTGAAGACGAGATTCTATCTGACGGAGACGGGGAAGGTGCGGCGGAAGATGTGCCGCAAAAGCGCAAGGCGGATGCGGCGGAAGCTGAAGACCTTCCGGCGATGGATGGCGGAAGGCAGAATGACAGAGGAAGACATCCGCACGGCATACGAGAGCTGGCGCGGCCACATGCGGCGGGGCAACAGCTACCGGGTGCTGCGGCGGATGGACAGGTTCTACAAACGACTGATGGAAAAAGGAGCGTGAAAGCATGTACGAGATCAGAAAGGACGGCGGCGTGATCGCGCTGACAGAGAAGCCAAACTACATCCGCAGGCACGCGGACGGCTTCTACATCCTCTGCGAAGAGGAGGACGCACAGGGCGTGGCCGTGGACGGCACGGTATACCGTCTGATGGGGCACACGGGGCTTGATGAACTGGAGGAAGTGCAGCTCATTGAGAAGGACACCGGCACGGTTTTGCAGAGCAGCAGTGAGGCGGTGGGCATCGCCTTTGTCACCATGACAGAGAGGGGAGACATCGACGGCGTGACGGCGGGAGAGCACGCGGAGCTGTTCAGCCCGTGGGCGTACCCGGTGGCCTACACCGCAGGACAGATCAGGGAACGCAGCGGAAAGCTCTACAAATGCCTGCAGGCGCACACCTCGCAGGGGGACTGGAAACCGGAGGACAGCCCGTCGCTGTGGGTGGGCATCTCCGACCCGGCAGAGGAATGGCCGGAGTGGAGCCAGCCGGTGGGCAGCACAGATGCCTACGCCAAGGGCGCAAAGGTGAGCCACAACGGCAAACACTGGACGAGCGATGTGGACGCGAACGTGTGGGAGCCGGGTGCGTATGGATGGACGGAGGCGACGGCATGACGGAGACGGTCATTGTGGCTGTGCTGAGCCTGATCGGCACCATGGCGGGGGCGTACTTCGCAAACAAGAAAAGCGCGGCGCTCATCGCCTACCGGCTGGAGGAGCTGGAGCAGAAAGTAGCGAAGCACAACGGTTTGGTGGAGCGCACCTACCATCTGGAAGAGGCGGCGGCGGTCTTCGAGGAAAAACTGAAGGTTGCAAACCATCGCATCGACGATTTGGAGCACGGAACATGAAGCAGCAGAAACGCACCAGCTTAAAGACGACCACAAAGCGGGCGCTTTGGTTCTGCCTGGGAAACGGCGTGGGCTGGGTGTGGTGCAGCTACATCCTGGCATACCTCGGAAAAGAGTCCATCGCCGAGAAGCTGAGCCAGACGGCCGTGACGGAGATCGTCGGCGTTGTCGCTCTGTACTGCCTGAAGAGTCTGTTTGAAAAGCGGAAGGGCTTCGGGGCAGTCGGGAAAAAGGAAGCAGAAGAAACCGATCAAGAAATCTGAAAGGAGATCACCATGAACATTACACCAATCATCGAAACAGTATTCGCGCTCATTGCGGCGGTCATTACCGCCATCGTCATCCCGTACATCCGCTCGAAAACAACAGCGCAGCAGCAGACGGAGATCAACGCCTGGGTGCGCATTGCGGTTAGCGCAGCGGAGCAGATTTATGTAGGCTCCGGGCGCGGCCAGGAGAAGAAGGCATACGTCATCAACTGGCTGGCGGAACACGGCGTCACGCTCGACGAGACGCGCCTGGACGCCATGATCGAAGCGGCGGTATATGACCTCAAAAAAGGGCTGTTTCCGGCAGGAGGTGACTCGCAGTGAGTATCCGCATCGGCCAGGCAAGCCTCGGAGAGACCGGCGGCCGCGGGCAGAAGCCCGGCAATCAGACGGGCCGGGAGCTGAATTTTTCGTACTGGTACAACGGAAACTGGCTGGGGATTCTCCGGTTCAAAGACCCGGCCATGTCGGAGCGGGCGGCGCAGGCCTGCGAAGACGGCGTACGGAACCGGAACATCGGCTATGACATGGACGGGCGCAACACGGCATACGCCGCTGCGGAAGCCGTGGACTTTGCACTCGGGAAGATCAACAAGCCGGTCGAGACAGACTGCTCGGCATTTATGATGCTGTGCGCGATCTCGGCAGGCGCGACGGAACTGAAAAAGCTCTTCAAGCGCCAGGGCAACAGCTGCACGACCTACTGTATGCTGCACGACTGGCCGACGACCGGGCAGTTCGAGATGCTGAGCGGGAAGAAGTTTTTGACGGAAGATCGCTGGCTGCGGCGCGGCGACATCCTGGTATCCCAGGGACACACGGTAATGGCATTAGACGACGGAGAAATGGAGGACGAGAACATGGACAAGGATAGATTCGCAGAGCTTTTCGGACAGATGCGCAAAGACCTGCAGGACAACGACTGCAGCCAGTACAGCGAAGAAGCCCGGCAGTGGGCCACGGAAAAGGGCATCGTGCTCGGCGGCACGCTGGAAGACGGCGAGCCGAACTATATGTGGCAGGACATGCTGACGCGAGAACAGTTTGTGACGGTACTGTACCGGTTCGCAAAGCTCGCGGGCCTGGCGTGAGACGCACGGGAGGGGCCGGAGACGGCCCTTCCCGAAAACGCTACAAGGAGGCGATACGGTGCCATCCAATATTTTGAGCGCGGACACGGGGTTTCCACAGTTCACGAAAGAAACGTCCGACAAGGACAAGATCGAGCAGATTACGAGCTACCTCTATATGCTGCTGGAGCAGCTGCGGTATTCATTCTGCAATCTGGACAAAGACAACTTCAATGAGACAGGATTTGATGAGATCGTGAACATCATCACGGAGCCGGTATATGTGCAGCTAGAAAATGACGAGAAGCAGATTCTTGCGCTGCAGGTCACGGCAGAGGGCCTGGGTGCGAGGCTGGAAGATGCAGAAGGAAACATCACGTCTCTAACTGCGACGGCCAACAGCCTGACGACGCGCATCACGAACGCAGAAGGAGATGTTTCGTCGCTGCAGCAGACGGCGACGGCGCTGCAGAGCAGAATCACGACGCTGGACGGCAGCGTATCGTCTCTGACACAGACGGTCAACAGCATCACGCTGTCGGTCTCCAACGGAGAAAGCAGCAGCACGATCAAGCTCATGCGCGACGGCGTGGTGGTGTCCAGCAAGTCGATCAGCTTCAGCGGCATGGTCACGTTCTCAGACCTGTCCACCGCAGGACAGACAACGATCAACGGCAGCAACATCACGACCGGCACGATCGACGCCATCGACATCTACGGCTGCACCATCGAGGGCAGCACCTTCCGAAGCGTCCTGCAGTCGAACGGCATCTGGGGCGGCGAGATCGAGTTCTGCTATATGAACAGCAACTACACCGCAGGCGGCATCCGGCTGGACGCCAACGGAGCGGGCAGCCAGTATGAAAACCGGTACAGAATGTTCATCTACACGAACTACATTCGCGGCGTGTCGTTCGCCATGAAGCTGCAGTCGGCAGGCGGCATCTCCATCGAGGCGGACGAAAATATTTACATCTACGGCGACAGCGGCGTGACGATCTCGTCGGGCGGAAATATCAAATTCTACGGCACGGTCTACATCAACGACTCGCCGCTGAGCACAAGCTGAAAGGAGCACAGCATGAAAACAACACTCATTCGATGCGTCAACGCCTGCATGGCGGCGAACTATCTTTCGCAGATGGAATGGGACTACAAGACGGCCTTCACGCTGGCAAGACTTCGGCGGGCCTTGCAGCCCTCCGTGGACTTCTATATCCGCGAAGAGAATAAGCTGACGCAGGAGTTCGGGCAGCTCGACGAAAAAGGCAATGTCGCCTTCACGGAGCGCGGCACCTTCCTTTTCAAAGACCCGGCAGACGCACCGGAATATAACACGCGACGGTTTGAGCTGGCCAATGTCGAGACGGAGATCGACTGGAAACCGGCGGCGCTTCCGGAGCCGCAGAAGATCAAGCCCATCCATCTGGAAGCGCTGGAGGGGTTCATCCGGTTCGGAGGTGACGGCGCATGATCGGCCTGCCGCCAATGGCAAACCAGGACGGTATCCAGAAATACAAGCAGACAAAGTTCGGCGGGTACAACCACACGCTTGGCGCAGACAACGGCGACATCTGGGACATGAAGAATATGACGAGCGACTTCTATCCCCTGCTCGCGCCCAGGCGCCCGCGCTGGAAGGTACGCACGCTCACAAAACCGAACGGGTTCTACGCACATGACGGGCTGTACTGGGTGGACAGAACGGGGTTCTACGCAGGCGGAACGCTCAAGGGAACCGTCACGAACGGGAGAAAGAAGTTCGCGAGCCTGGGAGCGTACATCATCATTCTGCCGGATAAGAAGTATTATAACCGCCTGACGGACGAGTTCGGCACGATGGAAGCGAGCTTCACCGGCAGCACGAAGATTCAGGACGGAACCTACGCAGGAGAGGACGCAAAGGCCAACACGATCTATGCGTCCGGCGCGGCATGGGATTCCATCTTCAAGGTCGGAGACGCGGTGACGATCTCCGGCGCAGTGAAGCATGAGAGCAACAACAAAACGCCGATCATCCGGGAAATCGACGGCGACTACCTCCGCTTCTATGAAAACACCTTCACGATCTCAGACGGCGGGGACAGCGAGACCTTGACCGTCAAGAGAACCGTGCCGGATATGGACTTCCTATGTGAGAATGAGAACAGGCTCTGGGGCTGCAAGGAAGACACGATCTATGCCAGCAAACTCGGAGATATCTTCAACTGGAATGTGTTTGACGGCGTGGCCACGGACAGCTACAGCGTAAATGTCGGAAGCGCTGGCGACTTCACGGCGTGCTGCAGCTACCTGGGCTATCCGTGCTTTTTCAAGGAAGAGCACATCTACAAGGTCTACGGAGACAAGCCGTCGAACTTTCAGGTGATGGGCAGCGCTTCATTGGGCGTGGAGGCTGGCAGCGATGCGTCCATTGCCATTGCCGGAGAGACGCTTTTCTATCTGGCCCGCACGGGCATTGTCGCCTACTCCGGCGGCATCCCGCAGCAGGTGGGCGCAGCGTTCGGCACGCAACGGTTCCGGAACGCCGTGGGCGGCAGCGACGGGACGAAGTATTACGTCTCGATGAAGGACACGGCGGGCGCCTGGCATCTTTTTGTGTATGACACATTGCGGGGCCTGTGGCACCAGGAAGATGCGCTGGAGGTTGTCGGCTGGGGCTGGAACGGGGAGCTGTATTTCCTGGCTGCAGACGGAAGGCTTTTGCTGAACGGAAATGCCAGGACGGCGCCTGATACGGCGGTTCGGGAGACAGAGGTCTCCTGGATGACGGAGTGGGCGGACTTCTACGAGTACACGACATACTCCTCGGCATCGGTGCCGATTCCGCAGAAGAAGGGCATCGGGAAGCTGTTGGTTCGGCTGGAGCTGGACGAAGGGGCCAGCGTGAAGATCGAGATGCAGTTCGACTCAGACGGCGTTTGGCGCGAGGTGAAGACGCTGCAGGCGGAAAAGAAACGCAGCTTCTATCTGCCGATTGTGCCGCGCCGGTGCGATCACTTCCGCATCCGGATGACAGGCAGCGGCGGGTGCAGGCTGTATTCGATGGTGCGCGAGGTCTATACGGGCAGCGAACTGTAACCATGAAAGGAGACGACAATGGCACAGAGATTTACATACGATGAGTTTCAGCGGGAGCTGACGAACTCCGGACTCGGCAGCGAGTTCTCGTCGGCCGATCTGAAGCTGGCACAGCAGAATCCGGATGCGGGAATGAGCATCCTGAAATACAAGCGCGACTACCACAACGCCACGACGCCGGAGCAGCGGGCACTGGCAAACCTAGGCGCGGAAGGCATCCGCAGCAGCTACGGAAACTACACGGGCGGCGGAGCGGGTTCACAGTTCTACCTCGACCCACTTTCACCGAACAGCTTCCAGCAGGATGCAAAGCCGACGTACTCTTCGAACCGCACGGGGCTTGTGGACGATCTTCTGAACAAGCAGCTGAACTATGGCGACTATTCCTACGACGTCGCTCAGCCGGAATACACGAACCGGTACGACGGGACCATCCAGGATTTGCTGAAGCAGATTTTGAACCGCGAAGAGTTCAGCTATGACCCGGAGCGCGACCAGCTCTACAGCCAGTACCGCAAGCAGTACACCCGCGAAGGAGACCGTGCACAGCAGAACGCCATCGGCGCGGCGGCAGCAGCGTCCGGCGGCATCCCGTCAAGCTATGCGGCGACGGCAGCGGCACAGGCCGGAGACTACTATGCGGCACAGATGACAGATAAGATTCCGGAGCTTTACCAGCTGGCCTACAACAAGTACATGAACGACTACAACATGAAGCTCAGCGATCTGGGAGCCGTGCAGGGCGCAGAGCAGTCGGACTATGACAAGTATCTCAACGAGCTGCAGCAGTACAACACGAACCGGAACTTCGATTACCAGACATGGGCAGATGCTTACAGCCGGATTGCAAACGACGTGCAGACGGCGAGCGCACTGGAGCAGCTGGACTACACGAAGTATCTGAACGAGCTGAACCAGTACAACACAGACCGCAGTTTCAGCTACCAGAACCTGCTTGACGAGATCAACCAGCAGACGGGACTTCGCGGCGAGGCACTGGAGAAGGCGCAGCTGGCTGCGCAGTACGGCGACTATTCGTATCTCCGGAAGCTGGGCATCGACACGTCTGCATACGAGGCAGCGCTGGCGGCCAAGGGCGCTAGAAGCAGTGGCGGCGGTTCCGGCTCCGGAAGCGCTGGCGGCTCGAAGATCAACGGCGGCGGAAGCTACAGCGGCAACGTGGCCATGGCGAGAGATTCGTATAACGGCGTACAGCGGACGATCTCGACACTGCTCGGCCAGGGCAACTATGACAGGGCCTATGATGTGGCCGTCGGCGCACGCGGGCAGATGTCGAAGCAGCAGTGGTCTGACGTGGCGAAACGGATTTACGAGGTGAGCGGAATCAAGATCGACGACTCCGTGAAGTACAAGTAAGGAGGAAAGTATGAGCGTTATTTCCAAGAAATCTTTCCTGAACAAAGCGGACAAGCAGCAGAGCAACTGGGAACAGACCACCGGCCAGGAGGCCGGTGGCGTCCTCAATAAGCAGGACTTCATCCGCCAGGCGCAGAGCGCCGAACAGCAGCGCCGCCAGGCGCAGGAGCAGAAGGCCTCTCAGAGCGAGAGAAGCGGATTCGACCGGACGGCAACGCCTGCCAGCATTGCAGGACTCGGCGCACCGGCTCCAACTTCTCAGCGGCAGAAGGAACGATACAACCAGGAGATCGGCCAGTATGGCGTGGGCAACATCGACCTTTACAACCGGCCGCAGTATCGGAACGCCGACGGCAGCATCTCGACCGTGGACAGCACGAGCTTCAACATTCAGGGCAAGGAGGTGCTGCTTCCGTCGGTCTGGATGAAAGACGGGAAGGCATACCGCAGCAGCGACGGAGACGAAATTCTGCAGCACTTCTACGACACCGGGGAGTTCCTGGGTGTATTCGACACAGCGGATGCTGCGAACAGCTACGCAGAAAAGCTGCATGATGCGCAGGATTATTACTACACCACGCAGCGCGAGAAGGCGCTAGACGAAGCGGTGGCGCACGATCAGCTGCAGGGCATGAAACGGACGCTCGCCATCTTGGAGAGCCAGAAGAAGCAGGAGCAGGCGCAGCAGCCCAGTATTCTTTCCATGCTGGGCAAAGCCAGCGATTCGACGCTGCCAACCTTCCAGGCGGAGTCTGCGCAGAGCGAAACAGACCGGCGCATCCAGGAGCTGCAGGACGAGATCGACCGCCAGGAGAGCGAGAGCCAGATGCAGGGCACGAAGCGGCCGGAGACGTACACCGCGAAAAATGTGGGACGGTATAAAGACCGGCTCATTGCGCTGGCCAGCGTTCCGGGAATCTGGACGAAACGCCAGAAGCAAGAGGCGGAAGAGATCATCGGCACACAGAACGGGTTCGGCGGGCTTCTTGGCTATGAGCAGAATGTGACGGCATTTGCGCCGTACCAGGAAGCAATGCGCAAGGGCGACACGGAGGCGGCCGCGCAGTGGCAGCAGATTTACGATGTTCTTTACACAAGACTGTACTCCAAGCAGACGGCGGTTGCGAGCGGGCTGCAGGAGGGACTGGGTGTGACATCGGCTGCGGCTGCAGTCGGAAAAGCGCTCGGCGCGAACGAGGATGAGTATCACCGGCAGATGGAAAACGCGCAGCGGGCGCAGGCGGAGCATCCGGTGCTCGCGGGCGGCGCGAAGATCGCGGGAAGTCTGGCGTTGATGTCCGGCATCGGAGAAGCGGCGGGCGCTGGGCTTGCGGCAGCAGGAATGAACACCGGCAGCCTCGGCTTCAAGGTGGCGGCGGGAGCGCTGAGCTTTGCCGGAGCTGACGCCGTACACAATGCAGGCGCAGCTGCCATGGGCGACATGAGCACGGAAGATTACCTCAAACGCATTGCCATCAGCGGCGCACAGGGCATGGCTGGCAACCTGGCAGGCGGACTGGTAGGAACGGGTCTCGCCAACGCGCTGCGTGATACGCATAAGATGACGCCGTTCATGGAGTTTTTGCGGCAGACAGCAAGCGGCGTGACGAATGCGAGCGTGAACCAGGCGGTCGGTTATCTCGCAGCGGATGAAAAGCCGACGAAAGAAGAGATCGCCACAAACCTCGTGACGGCTTTCGCGTTCTCCGTACTCAACGGTGCCATCAGCAGCTACCAGGCGACGCAGCAGCAGAAGGCGCAGATGAATCAGGCGTACCAGGCCATCGAGCAGGGATACCGCGCAATGACGGCCGGAACGGAAAATATGACGCCGGAAGCGAAGGCGCAGCGGGCACAGTTCATCATGCAGCAGACGCAGAGCCTGCGCGAAAGCGTCAACAGCTACTACATTGCAGGCCAGCAGAAGGCTGTGGACAATCTGAACGAAACGCTCGATCTCATCGATGAGGCGATGCGGGCGTATGTCAATGGGTACACCGCAGCGTCCAGTGCCATGCAGACGCCGAACGTCATGCTGCCGGGCGGCGGAAGCACGGGCCAGCTGCCAACGGCGGCAGACCTGCCAACGACACCGACAGACCCGCAGATGCAGAAGCAGGTGGAGCAGGAGCTGCAGACCGTCATCCAGCAGGGACTGCAGCAGGCACAGGCCGGAACGCAGAGCGCACAGCAGCCGGAGAGCGGGCAGGCTCTGCAAAGCGGGAACGCGGCGGCCGCAGCTGCGCAGATTGCGGGGCAGAGCCAACAGGCGCAGCAGCCGAATCTTCCAACGGCGGCACAGGCCGCAGCCGTGCAGCCGCAGCAGTTGGAACAGGGCACGCAGCAGGAAGCTGGGCTGCCGACGCCGCAGCAGGTGCAGACCGAACAGACCGCCACACCGCTGGAACGCCTGGAGGCCATGGGCGTGAGCGGAAAACGCGCACAGTCGATGGCACGCGGCATTGAGGCGTTTTATCGCGGGCAGATCACAGACGGCGAAGTTCTCAGCAAGCTGCTTTCTTTCCCGGAAGTGCAGAACGTCATGCGGCAGATGACGGACGCGGATATTGAGGCAGTCGTATCAGGAAACGCGCAGCCGCAGAATCAGCAGCCGGTCAATGCTGCCGTGCAGCAGGTGCCAGGCAGCCAGCAGCCCGGCGTACAGAATGAAGCCACAACACATGAAGGAGGAATGAACAATGGCACAGAACAGCTTCCAGCCGGGCAGCAGCCAGGCACAGAACAGCAGAGCGAGCAGCTACCTGATGGAGACGGCGGACGGATTCTCGGTGAGAGTACCGGCGGACAGAGTGGAATCCTGGCAGAAGGCAGACCACAACGCGCCTTTAACCAGGGCAGAACAGCTGTTGAAAGAGAGAATCTTGGACGAACTCTACGGCTCGAAAAAGTAAGCAGCCAGAGCCTGGGCCTGCCGAACGGAACGGAGGAACGCGAGATTCAGGTCATGCCGGAATCTCACTGGGATTCGCAGATGCAGCAGACGGCGCAGCGCATTTCCTATGAGACCGGGAAACCAGTGACGTATGTGCTCGGCTCCATCCGCATCCGCCAGGCAGATGGCTCGGTGAGCGCGGCACGCGGCGTCTACACGGAAAACGGCATCATCGTCCAGGCAGACCACCGCTATCTGAACATCGATCAGATCGCAGACCACGAGGCGTTCCATGACATTGCTGCCAACAATCCAGGGCTTGTGCGGCAGATCGAGCAGGCCATCGTCGAACAGTACAGCCGGGAAGAATTTGACGCAGTGGTCGAGAAGTACCTGAAGAACCTGCGCGGCGTATATGATCTGCCGGAGTACACATCCGGACAGGAAGTAGACGAGGTTTACGGCATCGTCAAAGAAGAAATCTGCGCGGACGCTTACGCAGGAATCAACTTCTTCGGCGCCCACGCCGAAAAGTACCGCAGCGAGGCGCAGGCCGTCCTGCAGGCGCGGAAGATCACCACGCCGAGCAGCGAGACGGCAGCGGCGACACAGCGCAGGACTGGGCCGCCAGAGCGCTACAGCATCGGTGAGGTCACTGACAAAGCCGGAAACAATTACGGGCGCGGCGTACATCTGGATTCGACACTGTTGGAAAATCTGAGTGACAGCGAACGGGTGCAGATGGTCAAAGAGCGCGTGAAAGAACTCGGTGGACAACATTTTACGGCGTATGACGGCGACGGGAATGAGGTCGATATTCAAATCGCAAAGCCGGGTGCTCGCTTTGTAAATAAATCGGGGAAAAGCGTTCCGGTAAACAAAGACCTAACCACGAAAAACCGCAAATCAAAGGTCAAGCAGGAGGCGGTTGTTCTTGCGGATGAGCTGATAAATACAGCGAAACACAAGAAAGACACGCCTGCAAGGTATCCACACGGCTGGCTCGACGATAATGGTAGAAACGATTGGGCTGAATGGAAAACCTATATCCAGGACAAAGAAAACACCGTATGGGAAGCGACACTTCATATTGCCACATCCGCAGACGGTGAAAAGATTCTGTATGATATTGACCCAATAAAAAAGACGGGGCAGTCCGGAAACTCGGACACATCCACCGTCGAACCCATTGTAGCAGATGAAGCTGAACCTGTCAAGCGCGAGGACGAGGAAGAAATGCCGAAGCTGATGAACCTGCAGCGCTATTCGGACATTGCCGGGCAACAGGAACAGACGGCGGAAATGACTAACGCAGAGCCTACCACCGTCGGGGCTATCACCAGCGGTAGTCAATCGCTGGGAGGGAGCGCACCCGCCATCAGCTCTGCGTCTGAGGCCAGTGTAGCAGAGAAACGGCAATCCGTCAAGATTCCGTCCGCTTCGGACGAGTCGAGCGAAAACACAAATAAAGCACCTGCGCCTCCCCGTCAGTACCAGAATGGTACAGCTAAAGCGGAAAACCGCCCTGTTAGGGTGCCCACAGATGCTTCTGAGGCCAGTGTAGCAGAGAAGCGGCTGCCTGTCAAGGCCCGGTTCTCCATGGACGAGCCGGTGGAGCAGACGCAGGACTTGATGGCCATTCACAATCTGGACGGCAAGAAGATGGACAGTATGCTGCAGCTCGGCGCTATCCCGTCGCCGTCGGTCGCCATTGTGAAGGCGAGCCAGGGGCATACGCAATACGGAGACTATACGCTGGTCTTCCCACGCCAGAGCATCGACCCGCAGGAAGACCGGCGCAACAAGGTCTACGGAGCAGACGCCTGGACGCCGACGGCGGCAAACGCAATCGTCGAGCGGGAAGTGAACTACGAGGCCAGACGCGCCGCAGAGCAGAAGATCGCGCAGCTGGCAAATCAGGTGGCGGGCGGCATCTTCTCCCGTGACAGCGCCATCGGCAGCCGCGTGGACGAAGTGGCCACGATGGACGAAGCGGAGCTTGCAAAGCAACTGGCCAAAGACGACGCGGTACGGGCTGCATATCTTGCAGAGCAAGGCAAAGACATCGAGCCGGTGCTGAAGGAGAAAGTTTGGGACAGCTTCGGCAACCTGGCGCTGCAGGAATACACGGAGAAAATCGGTGCGCAGGAGCTGGCACAGCTGTATGTAAAGCTGGAGACCGGCGAGCGGTTGACAGAGACTGAGCTGGAGACGGCACGCGAGAGCATCATGGGCGCCTGGATTGCAGACCACGAGTATGCGCTCAGCCGAAGGCCGGAGCTGCGCGAGACGCGCATTGCACGGCAGCGAGACAAGATCAGCGACGCACGTATAGAGGATTTCATCCGGAATGCAGAAGCGCTTTATGAAGACGGCGGCCAGACACGCGACGGCGTAGACCGCTATGCCACGCAGGATAAGCTCCGCGAGGCGGTGGACGATGCAGATGTCGAGGCATGGGTACGCGGGCAGCTTCGCGGCGTGCTGGGCGAGCCGGGTATCTATAATGGGAAGGAACGCTTCACGGTTTCCGGCAAGCGCAGGAGCTTCCGGGAAACGCACGGCGCGTACACGGCGGAGAACATCGTAAAAGCGATGAACCAGGCAAGCGCCAGAGGCGAGAGCTACTGGGGCGTGGGCGCCAAGGGAATCTTATCTGTGGCGACGCCGCGATACAAAAGCGTGGACGCCATCCATGCAGACGAGGGCCGCCTGCAGAATATGCCGGAAGAGGAATATAACCAGCTACTGCAGGAACTGGACAAGCGCATCGAGGGCATCGTTGCAGATGTGCAGAAGACGGCCGGAAGCTATGATATGGATGAGATCGCGGGCCTGCTCATGGAGAACGCCGGGCAGGACGCCATGCGCATCCAGCAGGCCTTCAGCAGGCAGGGGTATGACATCGACGGCGGGCTTGCCACGGAGATCGCCGGTATGTACCGCCAGGCAGCAGAAATGCCGACGGGATACTTTGAGGCGAAGCCGCAGCGCGTGGTCACGTTCGACGAGCCGGTCTGCATTGCGCCGGATGATTGCCCGCCGGAACGGCTGGAGAAAATGAAGGCGGCGGGCCTGAACGTTATCGAGTACGAGGCCGGGAACGACGAGCAGCGCATGGAGATCGCCAGAAGTCTGAAGGGTATGCGTTTCTCCGTGGACGAACCGCAGGCAGAAACCGGCGGCGAGATCGAGCAGGCGCCGGAGAGCAAACCGGCAGAGCCTGAGCAGAAGGAGAAAAAGCCGCGCAAGAAGAACGAGACGAAGCCGGTAGCAGAAAGTCTGCCAATCATTGCAAAGCGGAATCTGAGGCAGGATATGCAGGGCATCTTCTCCATTCCGGAAGGACGGCGGGCAGAGATCAACCAGATCATCGACGGCCTGGCAGACCGGATGCTCAAGAACGGCGAGCTGACACAGGAAGACCGGGATGCCTTCTTCGACCGGATGTACGCGGAGGGCGTCATGGAAGTGGCAGCGGATGAGTATCTGCAGCAGGCGCGGTCGGAGATTGCGGGGCGCCGCATCTATGTGCCGGAGAGCGTGAAGCATGAGTTCGGAGACGACTGGGGCTATTTCCGGAAGAAGGCGTTTGCAGCAGGCGTCATGCTGGTAAACGACACGAGCGCTGCGGGCATTGACATGGTAAACGCAGAGCTTGCAGACACGCTGCCGGGGATGTTCCATGCGGACGATCTGGACAGCCGGGAGATTCTGGAGAACATCGTGCAGACGGCGGAAGAAGGCAAGAGCCAGAACATGAGCCTGGCGCAGTACACTGCGCTTCTGGCCGGGCAGGAATATGTTTCGGAAGACGAAGTCCTGGATAACATCGAGCGGCAGATGGACGAAGCACTGCGCACGTTCACGCGGACAGCAAAGCTGGAGGTTCATCTGCGAGACAGAACCGGCGTGAAGATCGCGCAGGAGCGGGAGAAGTCGGCAGCCGCCCGGCAGCGCGAAGCACTCAGCCGCGCGAAGGAGCGGCAGCAGCGCAAGGAGATGAGCCAGCGGCAGCGGGAGTACCGCGAGCTGAAGGAGCAGCAGAAGAAGACGCTGAAGGCGCTGCAGTGGCTGGCCAAGAATCAGTACCGGGCACCGGAGGAACTGCAGGGAACCTGGGACGAGGTGCTCGGAGACCTGGACATCTACGCAGTGAGTGCAGCCAACGAGATGCGCTATTCCAAGAAGTACGACGCGACGTGGAAAGACCTGGCCGAGATGTATAAGGACGCACAGGCAAACGACCCGAACTTCCTGCCGTCGAAAGAGCTGGAAAAGATCGTTCACCGCCTGGACAACAAGAAGATCGCGGACATGGATTTGAACGCGCTGCAGGATTTGTATAAGGCAGCCGTCGGACTGCGGACGGAGTTCTACAACCGGAACAACGTCATCAACGACGACATGAACCGGCTGTTCGCAGAGGTCTACACGGACAGCAAGAAAGAGCTGGACTTTGGCGCACAGACGAAGGCAGGCGAAGCGGCACGCCAGGGAAAGAAGCTGGACAGCCTGTTCAACCAGGAACAGCTCTCCCCGATGAACGTGATGCAGCGCATGGCAGGCTGGAACCCGAACAGCGCGTGGTACTCCATGGCCAAGCAGCTGGAGAAGGGCGAGCGGGACATCCGCGACTACACAGTAAGCGCCACAAAGCAGCTGCGCGAGTTCTTGACGGAGCATGAAGACTGGGCCAAGAAGGCAGACGGCCAGGGCGACGACGGCATCTGGTATGAGGTGAAGATTCCACAGCTGGTCGGCGCACTGGAGGTCGGCAAGCCGCCGAAGTTCGGAGACACGATCACGGTCTGGATGACGCCGACGCAGAAGGTGCACATGTACCTGGAGAGCAAGAGCACGGAGAACCTGCGGCACATGGAAGGCGGCCGTACTTTCGCCGACAAAACGCTCTACAGCCAGGGCAAGCGTCGCGAGGCCTTCGCCCAAGGCAAGACCGTGCGCATGGCACCGGAAACCGTGAAGGCGATCGTCGGCAGCTTAACACCGGAAGAGCAGGAGCTTGCACAGGCACTGGAGCAATACTACAACGTGTTTGCCAAGAAGGAGATCAACCGCGTTTCCAACATTCTCTACGGGTACGACAAGGCTGTGAGCAAAAATTATACGCCGATCTATACCAACTCCAACTACACCAAGAGCGAGCTGGGCGTCTACGATGCGACGGCGGAAGGCGTCGGTAATCTGAAGAGCCGCCAGTTCTCCAAGAATCCGAGCTACAACATCGGCGCCTTCGACGCCTTTGAACGTCATGTGGAGCAGACGGCGCGGTTCGTGGGCATGGCGATTCCGGCCCGGAACTGGCAGACGCTGCTCAACTGGCGCGAACGGGAAAACTCCATGGCGGACATCATCACACACGACTGGGGCGACGAGAGTCTGAAGTACATTCAAGACCTGGTGCAGACGCTGCAGGGCGGAGCTGCCAGCACACGCGACAGCGTGAGCATGGGCGCAGAAAAAGTCTTCAGCAATTACATCGGCGCCGTGTTCGGGGCGAACCCATCCATCGTCTTTAAGCAGCTCGGTTCGATTCCGCTGGCTGGTGCGTGGCTGGACTTCAAGAACTTCCCGTCGCCGGGGCAGGTGAAGCGTATTGACCGGAGCCTGATCGAGAAGTACACGCAGGAGCTGGACTGGAGAACGCTGGGCTATTCCACGCCGGAGACCAAACAGCTGAAAGAAAATCCGAACTGGACACAGACAAACAAGTTCACGAACTTTATCTTCGGCGGCGGCGCGATCACCGCCATGGACGGCTGGGCCGCGAGCGTGCTGTGGCCATGGGCAGAAAACAAGGTGCGAGCTGAGTTCCCGGAGCTGGAGACCGGAAGCCAGGAGCAGATCGACAGTGGCGGCAGCCCGTTCTACCAGAAGGTTGCGGAAGTATTCAACGAAGCGGTGGCGAGAAGTCAGTCCACCTCGGACGAGATGCACCAGGGCACGCTGCGCAAGAGCAAGAATCCGGTGACGCGGGCGTTTACGATGTTCAAGTCGGACAGCTCGCAGACCTACAATGCACTGCGGCAGCGTGCCGGTGAGGCGGAATACTACAAGCGAATCGGCGATACGGAGAACTACAACAAAGCCAAGCACGGGCTGGGCGTTGCGTTTCTGGCAGCCGTCGGCGGGTACATCTGGGCGCAGGGTATCGAGTTCTTGATGAACCTCTGGAAGCGCAAGGGCAAAGCATACCGCGATGAGGACGGGAATCTCACAGCCGGAAGCGTGGCAAAGGAAATGGCGCTGGGGCTGGTGGGCGATCTGGCCGGTATCGTCACCTACGGAGAAGAACTTGCAGACGTCATCGGAAACATTCTCACGGGAGACAAGTGGTACGGCATCGACACGCCGGGCCTGGAGCAGCTGTCCGACGTTGTGGAGACCATTGTGGAGCAGGGGCAGAACGGTCTGGATGTGCTGAAGGATGCAGCGGACGTCGTGAAGAACGGCGGGAGCCTGGGCGAGTATCTGCACCGGCACAGCGGAGACATCGTCGGCGGCATCAAAGACCTGGCGGCCGCAGCGGCCACATATCTGCCGGGCATCTCGGTCAACAATCTGGAGGCATATCTGATCGGCACGGTGCGCTGGGCCTCGCCGGAGCTTGCGGCGGCATATGACGATGCGCTGGCCACGGCGAACAAAAACCAGATGAAGGGCATGCGCGGTGCGGAACTGGAGCGCAAGATCAGCGACACCCTGCACAACCGGCGCGTGGAGACGGACGAGACGACGAACGAAACGCTTGCTTCTCTCTACGAAGGTGGATTCACAAAGGCGGTTCCGTCTGATACGCCGGGCAGCATCAGCGTTGACGGCGAAGACCGCAAGCTCTCGGCCTATCAGAAGCAGGTCTACGATAAGACGTGGAGCAGCGCCGTCGGAAGCAGGCTGCAGAAGCTGATCGCAAGTGACGTGTTCCAGGCGGCGGACGACGAGACGCGGGAGAAGATGCTGAGCGGGCTGTACGAATACGCCGGAGAGAAGGCAAAGGCAGCTGTCTTCGACGACTATGAGGTGAAGACCTCGACGCAGAAGGCGGACGACGTGCTGGCAACGGGCGCAGAGATGGTGGACTATCTGGAGCTGAAGCTGGCAGGAGCCGTGGACAAGTATCTGGACGCGATTGATGGCGGGCTGGACACACAGAGCGCGAAGGACGTGGCGCTCGGTATGGCAGAGCTTACGCCGGATGAGGGGAAGAAAACGGTATCCGACGTGCAGAAGTGGCGTGCAGCCATCGACGCAGTAGATGGAGCGGATGCACAGCACGACGCTCTGCTCGCGGTGATGAAGGACTCGACAAAGCAGAAATACGAGATCGCCGACAGCTACGGCATCGAGGCAAGAACGTGGGTGCAACTGAAGGAAATCCTGCCGCAGTTCGACGAAGATGGGAACGGCAGCTATAAGGGAGAAGAGATCGAGAACGCCATTGATACGATGAACGGGCACGGCGGCATCATGCTGCCGGGCGGCGACGGGCCGCAGCAGCTGACAAACGAGATGCGGGCCGTGCTCTGGCAGCTGTTCACCGGGAGCAAGAGCGCGAAGAACAATCCGTACAGCGAGCGCGTGGGCAGCCAGGTGATCGCGGAGCGCGAGAAGACAAAGCAGGAAGACTAGCAGATGGGCATAGAAAGAGCACCGCCAGGGAGACCTGGCGGTGCTTGATCTTAAAATTCATCGATGTCTATGGAGATCGTCTGCATATTTCCGTTGTAAACAGGATAGAGCGTGACAGTCCAGCCGCTCACATATCCGCCTATTTCGCTGAAGTCAAAAAGGCTGGTAGATTTTGAACACACTGTAGCATCACCAAATAAACGCTTCAAACCATACCATACGTCGCCGGAAGCATAGAAAAGATCGAAGTCGCCTAGCGGCACATCAACATCGACGATGTCACCGGCATGGATAAAAACGCACAGCACATCAACGCCAGAAATATGATCTTTCAATTTAACGACGTAGTACCCACTGCCGGACGTTTCGATGGTAAAAGGGGCAACACGATCTTGCTGATCGTGATACAACACCTCCCCGCTGTCCGGAACAGGAAAAGGTTTCATGGTAGAAGCTGGCGGAAAAGATGGCTGCGCAGTCACTGGAGTATTGATTGCTTCTGCGGTCACTACAGTCGTGGCTGAAGGTTTTCCTATATTGGAGGAAATGCAGATGAGAACAAGACACCCGAACAATGTGGCTGCAATGCTAGCAAGAGCGACAACAGTTTGCTTAAACCTAGAAGGCGCCCGCGAGGCGTGACGTGGTGGCTGAGTGGGCGGCGCGGGCGAAGTTGAAAAACTAGGAGACGCTTCGGCCTTTACCGGAGAAAGGAGTTTAGCGTCATACAGCCTTCTGGCATCAGGGTCTTTCAGGGTATCGTAGATCGTATTGAGCTGCTGCATTTTTTGATGTGCGATCTCAGGCGAAACATTCCCTGCGTCTGGGTGAAAAAAACGAGCTTGCGCAAGGTATGCGCGGCGTATTTCATCTTGCGAACTGCAGAATTTGGGGACACCTAGGAGAGCGTAATAATCGACAGACATGGCTACACCTCCACAAAATTTTCATTTTAATCATCTTTTTTATAAGATTACCACGAAGATATGTTAAATTCAAGCAAGATTATGCAAAAGATGATTATAGGGAGGCGGAGCGGTGCGGCTCTATACTCTGGATGGACGGTTCAACTTATGCGGCAAGCGGGTGCGTGAGGCGCGGATAAAGGCTGGAATGAGCCAGGACACGCTGGCGGCGAAGCTGCAGCTGGCCGGGCTTCAGATTGGGCAGATGGCAGTGAGCAGAATTGAAACTGGGAAGCGCGTGGTGCCAGACTTCGAACTGCCGGTCATCGCCGGTGTACTGGGCGTCAGCACGGACTGGCTGCTGGGAAAAGAATAGACCTCTCTGCTGCGCAGCAGGGAGGTCTATTTTTGACGGCTTGACATTTCGACTTAATCAGCTTTAGAATAAAAAGCAAGAAATGGCAATAGGAGGCCGGACAGATGGAACAGATGAAGCGGACGTTTAAGCACCTGCAGTACAGAGACAGAATCAAGATCGAGATGATGCTGCGCGAGAAGGCCAGCATCCAGCAGATTGCAGACCGGCTGCACGTCACCTATCAGACCATCTGGCGCGAGCTGCGCCGCGACGGGGTTTGGTATGAGCATACGCTGAGCAACTTAACGACAGAGCGGCGGTACTCGGCGGACATCGCGCAGGCGCAGTATGAGAAGAACAAGCGGGCGAAAGGCGGGATGATTAAGCTCGGCCACGACTTCGCACTGCATGATTTCATCGAGCAGAAGATTGGGCGGGAACACTATTCCCCGGCGGCAGTCATCATGGAGATCAAGCTGCGCGGGCTGAAGTTCGACGTGGACATCTGCGAGAAGACGATCTACAACTACATCAACAGCGGGGATGTTTTCTTCTCCATCACGAACAAAGACCTGCCGCAGCGCGGCGAGCACAAGCGGGAATACAAGAAGGTGCGCGAGGCCAAACGGCAGGCGCCAGGAGAAGGCATTGAGAACCGGCCGCCGGAGATCGATGAGCGGAAGGAAGAAGGACACTGGGAGATGGACACGGTGAAAGGAAAGAAGAATGGCCGCAAGTGTGCGCTCATGCTATCGGAACGCGCGATGCGAACGGAACTGGTTCTGCCGATGGCGGCGTGCACAATGGAGTGCGTCGTGGAAAAGCTCGATCAGCTGGAGCGGCGCTGGGGCAACAAGTTCAGCCGCATCTTCAAGACGATCACGGTGGACAACGGCAGCGAGTTTATGGACTACGAGGGAATGATGACGAGCAAAGAGACCGGCGAGCGGCGCACGCAGGTCTTCTATTGCCATCCCTATCGCAGCAACGAGCGCGGCACCAACGAGAACCAGAACCGGATGTTCCGCCGGTTCTTCCCGAAAGGGACGGACTTGGACGCCGTTCCGGACGAGGACATCAGCGCCGTGCAGGACTGGATGAACAACTATCCGCGCAAGCTCCTGGGCGGAAAGACAGCGGGGATGTTGTTCGATGAGTTCGTGGCCTCGCTGAGCTGAAAAATTTTTTCGGATTTTTTGAAATTAACTCTTGCAATTTACGAGACTATGCAGAAGGCCACTTTTTTGTTTACATGGGGCCGCGGGTGTGATACGATAGACGCTGAACGACAGAGGGAGAACGAGTATGCAGTACATCATTCTGGATATGGAATGGAATCAGGCGTGGCCGGGTTCCAGCGCGGCGCGGCAGCCGCTGCCAAGCCCGATGCGCGGCGAGATCGTGCAGATCGGCGCGGTGCGCATGAGCGAGGATCAGGAGATCGGCGATGAATTTCAGGTGCTGATCCGGCCGAAATACTTCAAAAAAATGAACAGCAAGGTGGCCAAGCTCACCGGCATCCGCGACAGCGTCCTGCGGGAGCACGGCATCCCGTTCGCTGAGGCAATCGAGCAGTTCCGCGCATGGTGCGGCGAGGATATCACCATTCTGACATGGGGCTTTGACGATATCGCGGTGCTCCGGGAGAATCTGGCCGTGCACGGCATGGAGGCCGATTGGGCGAGCCGGTGGTACAACGCGCAGCTCATTTTCAATGCGCAGACCGACGGCTCGAGCAACCAGAAGGCGCTGAAAACGGCGCTGGAGATCATGGAGATCGAGCCGAGCCGGCCCGCGCATGATGCGCTGGGCGACGCGTACCACACGGCGCTGATCTGCGCGCGCCTGAAGCTTGCGGAAGGAATTGCGGCATACGAGCAGTCGCTGCGCGACCATGAGAACGGCTTCCACGGCGCGGAGCTGCCGGGGTGTCTGGCCCGGAGCG